CCCATTGATCGGAAGAGATATTCCTTTCAGGATTGGAAAACACCGAATGATCGGGTAATACCCATCCCGCAGCTTCCAATTCTGCCATATCACTATCTGCCATGGAACCTGAACCACCAAAAAGCATTGGTGCAAGATTGGAATGTTCAATTTTGTCAACTTCTTCGTTGGTGTATATGGATGTGGATGATTTGTATTTGAATAGTCCTTGATCAATGGGTTTGATCACCAATGGTTTATCACAATCGTCCAAGGCTTCAACTTCAAAATACAATTCAGTGATATCCTTATAAAGAGCCATCAATCCCCATACAAATGCCATGACTCTATCATCATGTTCCCCGCTTTTTGCTTTCCAAGAGCCATTGGGGTATCGCACAAAATTCTTAAATTCTTTCAGAGTATCAATATTACGGAATGTTACTGATTGTGCTTCATTGACAAAGTATCTTTGGTTCTCCACCGCTTTGTATTTGGTATTGATATGGGAAATCATACCATTCTGCTTGTTCTTATGCGCTTCTTTTGCACCCCAAGACACCAGATTTTGATACATGTGAGTGTTTGCCAGAGTGTCACAAACACCTGCTCCTTGGTTATTGCGTTCAATTAATAATAGAGGATTTCCCCAATTTCCACAAACATCTACCACTTCATTGGTAAATTCAGATGGTCCTTTTTTATTTGTCCAATATTCCGCAACTTGAATGATTTGCTTTGGATTTGTCACATCTAGAACTTCCAATACCGATGCATCCAAACCAACACCTTCAGAAACGTCTCCTCCAATGACATATATTTTTTCAGGATCGTATTCTTCCCATATTTTATAAGCACCTTCTTTTAGGACATGTTTGGGTTGTTTGCACTCATTTTTAAAACGGTCGAATAGTGCTTCACCTAATGATGATTCACTGTTGTCAAGAAATGCACAATTATATTCCTGTTCAAACATTTCATAAGAACCTAATCGAGCAACTTCTTTCATTTTCCACGCTTCATCTCGTCCGGGAACCTCGTCCCATTTAATTTCTTCTGGGTGGAATTCGTTCCACTCCAAAGTCCCCTTTTTAGTTGCGGCGTTGAACATTTTATAAAAAATATTGTCTTTACCCCTAGGTGTTGAAGTGATTAATATTTTAGAAGTTTTGGCTCTTGAAATGGTTGGAAGAACTGATGACATGAAATCATCGACAAGGGAAATCGGCTCAACCCACGCAATTTCATCGAGTAAGAGGCACTGATGCGAAATTATACCATTGGTGGTATATTTAAAATTTTCAGACCCTAATATATCGTAGAGTTGTTCCACGCTTTCGTTTTCAATAATACCAACAATTGATTCATTACCATCTATTGTTTTAATTTTATCCCCGATTACCAAATCTTTTACTGATATTTCATCACGATCATTTTTAAATAAAATATGATCGTGAGAACAAGTTAATGTTTTTTTATCGGTTTGAATTGTCAATGTTTTTCCCAAACCTTTATCCAAAATTCCTGAAAAACTTTTAAACCCCTCATCAGTCAGTATTTTAACTTTTGATTCCTGTTCAGCGGGGGAATAGTATCCTTGAAAAATATTATCGCCAAATTCTTCCCTGTATTTTTCTTGAACTTTTTTTAAATTTTCAGTTATCTTCTTTTTTCTGGAAGAAATCGAATCCCATATGATGAAAATTTTATAACCATTATCAATTAAAAATTTATATTTTCTAATATCAGTTCTTTGATATTTTGGATACAAGTGATGACGTTCGTTTATCTCCAACACGATATTGCTGTTAATTAATCCATCACAGATAAATGGTCCAATTCGTTTTGACTTTTCAAATGTCTCGCACTTTATTTTATATTTCAACAATTCACATATTTTATCTTCGTTTTTACCGATGTTTGTTTTGTAAGTATTATCACTATTATTTGTCAGTCTCTTGTTGATATTCTCAATATAATGATTTGAACATGTCACCGAGCAAGTTTCAGCATATCTTAAAAGATGCCCATTGAATGAAGATACTGGATTACCACAAACAACACATTTTGGGTGTTCTGTTATATTGTAAACTTTATTATACGATGCTTGCAATTTAGTGACATTTTCATCCCACTCAACATAATTCAAATAATATAATGAATTGTAAAGATTGCTTCTTATTTTTTCAGTGTGATCCTCACTTAATCTAATATTTTGGATAACCACATTATCTTTGATATATTGAATTTTTTCATCATCTGACATACACACAAAATCATCAATAATCCTAAATTTCTCCAATATTTGAACATGAGCATTATTGGGTTTGATCAATTTGCCACGTTTATTTAAAATTGTAATTTTAGATTTAGAATTGGTATAATAGAAAATTCTAGTCTTATCGCTGGGATTGAAATCATTTAAATATGATGTGTTTTCCAATAAATATTCATAAATATGAGGATAATTCTTACATATTGTAGTTGCAATATCGGAATTTTTTATGAAATTATCAATTTTATCAATATTCGTAACATTTTTAAGATCGTAATGCTCGCATTTGGTATCACTATAACCACGTTCAAACGATAAAAATTTATAATTACGCTTCTTAGTTATATTATGTGGAATTTTTTCCAATTTATGATAATAATGATAGGTTCGTTGACCCATCTCCTTTCTCATAAATTCACCATCTAAATAAGATGTTTTTTCTTTTAATTCCTGATATAATTCAGGATATTGTTTAAAGAGCGTATAAATGGAGTTCGGCTTCTTCGTTTTTTCGTATCTTTGAAAAACAAAGTCCAGAGTCATAGAGTTGCTTAATCGTCGGTGCATATATGTAATTATTTAGTACAATAGGCACAATTGTTTCACTATTCACACATTGAATAGTGCTACCACGAGCGGATGAACTACTTGTAGTTGCTATTCCTATGTTTGAACCATTGGAAAATTCGGTGCTTTCCTGCCCCCATGTAGCTACACCGGGTTTTAGCCAATTAGGTAGTTCTTCATATGCCATTTTAACACGCTTGAAAATCATTTTAGCGGTTACTTCTTTGTTAGCAACGATTAAAGTGTTGCGATAATCCTTAAAACATGTTTCATGTAAGGCTAAAATAGTTAGACATGTGGTTTTCCCGGATTGACGACTCGAATTGACAATATTAAATCGATTGTCTCTGAAAGAGTTTAATAATCTTTTTTGATATGGTAATAATGGAATTTTAATCTTCCCCAAATCCGGTTCAATAATATAGAAATAATTTTCAGCAAAATATAAAATATCATCTTTACATTTTTGAATTTCCGCTACCATCTCTGGCGTGTATTCAAATGTTGCGTTTGCAGTTGGGAGATTGGGATTACCCATATACTCCTGTTTTTTTCTTTTAGCTGCCATAATCAATATTTAAGCCACATCACCAAATATTTAAAAATAATTGCCATAAACACTCCCATCACTACCTCCTGTAGATGGTGGGAATATCTCATTTCTCACGATATCGTCTGAATTTTCTGTATAAATCTTATTGGCACTCAAAGCACTAGACAATGCAGGGAACAATACTGAAGATATTTTACCAAAGTAAGAATTATCAGCAATTTGTTGATTGAATGCTTCTCTAGGCTCATTAGTAACGAAATTGTGTTCACTACGGACAGCTTTTAGTCTCCACACATAATGACCCATTGCAGGATTGAGTTCTGATTGATCCTCATCCATCGCCTCTGTCACTTCAAATATTTTAGCACTTCTACCATTTGGTCTATCACAACCAAATGGATAAACGATGATCTTATCCTGTGATTTGGGTTCCAATGGATGATTCTGAAAATAACTCAAGGATGCAAATTTTGTCTCAAAATCATCAATGTGTAGATATAGTGTCAAAGTGTCAGGGGAATCCATACCAGCTAAAGCATAAATCGGAGAACCGTTCTCCATCTGAATATATGCTTTGATTTCCATTGCACTCAACCAATACATCGTGGTGTGTTCACCGTAAATAGAGTTCATTTGATCTGGTTCAAAAGTATTGACCATGTAACCAATCGTCACACCGTAATTGTTGATAAGCTCCCCAAATTGGGAATTGAATATGGCTCTTTCTGCTTGGAAATTGGATGGATCAGCGAAACCACCACAATTAGGACGATAAACACCAGCAAAGATGTTTTCAGGTGTAAGGCAGGAAAGTGGTATTGTGGGACATGCAGCCATGATATTATTTAATACCTGATATCATCAGTGTTTGGGTTGAATCGTTTTGACAATGGGATAATTTCACTGTTATCATCATATGTGACAGGATCAGCCAATTTAATTTGATTCGGATAAAATACAGCAAATGAATCAGAAAAGTCCCAAACCCTAGCTTCAAACCTAACCCCATCATATCCACTCATTTTAGCATCATCAAGAATGGTTTGTTCCTCCCTTTTACCTAATGAATCTTCTGGCGCATTTTTTAATTTAGCTTTTAAAAAAAATCTCCTAATTTCACCTTCTTTATAAACATCCTCTTCATATGATCCCAACACTTTACCGCTTTCATCGTCTCTGACAAATTTTTGAATTTTTTCACCCGTAGGAATAATACTAAATTGACTTGCAAATTCTTCATCACCAGCAAAGAAAAACGCTTTTCCTTCAGTGTTTGGTCTTGATGGGCTATCCATACTGAATTTCGTAAACCCCTTTTCAGGGCTACCGTGCCATGCTTCCAAATCATATCCACTGTTTTTAGATTTAATATCAACCATTCTTTGAACAATTTTCATATCATTATTCTTCACAGCATCCATGTATTGAGCATCCATGGAAACATCCTCATAAATCATTTGCAATTCCCAAATCATTTCTTCATCTCCACTATTTTTCCGCATTGTTGACCGTGTAAATTGGTGAACATTTTTATGATTTGATTGGAATTCTTTCTTTTAATTTCCTTTCCATCTTCAAATTCGATGCCACCCAAAGATCCCAACTCTTTCAATAATTCATCACCAATCAAAATTTGCCCATTACTTCTCATCTTTTGATATGGTCCTTTAGTTGAAATATTTTTCCTATTAACCATGCGAGCAATATCACTACCACCTTTTTTATTACTAGGATTTACTAGACTCTGTTTGATATTTCCAAAAGAATCTTTGTGTCGGTATTCTAGTATGACACCGTTGTGTTTTTCAAAAAATTCCAGAAAGGATTCCATATTACTATTTAAGAAAAAAGGGAGAATCACCACGATTCTCCCTTCTTAGGTTTATTATTTCTGACAGAAATTATCAGCGGAAGTAATCTTCCGATGTTCTCAAATCCGACACTTGGTTTTTGGTACCCATGTTTGGTTGTTTGGCATTGTAAAGAGCATGACCATAATCACCATCATTACCAACTTTATCAGTGGTTCCAGTTACTCTGGTTCCTTGATTTTTAGGTTGTGGACGACCACCAACTTTGTTGTTCTTGGATTGGAATTTGTGAGAACCATCTTTGGAGTTTTTAGCA